CCGTTGATGTAAGGCGTAACAGGAACCTTGGGGTTCAAGTTAACAGTTTGCAGAACAACCAAGTCAGAACCAGCAACAATATTCTTGTGCTTCAGGCTGACAGCGGTTGTGCCGTTCAAAGTCACGTGCTCAGTGACAAGTGGGGTTTGTGGCAACAAGGCCAATGGAACCAACTCAACACCGAATGGTCGCAGGTTGACTTCAGACGTTGCTGCAGTGTCACCCAGGCCAGTTGCGCGTGAGGCAAGGTTGTTACGGAACAGTTGTTCAGTGGTGTCGGAAATGAAGAACTTCAAGTTGCGCTTGTTGCGCTTAAACTTGGAAGGCATTTCCACGATCATGTCACTGAAAACCTGGTGACCAATGTTTTGGCCAGCGTGGTCAACAATGTGTGATCCACCGGCAAGCTTCAACCAGCCGTCTTGGAGTTTCAAAAAGGTGTCAACCACAACGTCAGTTGCAGATCCACCGTCAACCAATTCGTTTTCGTAACGAACGGCACCAATTTTGTCGCCTTGGATGTAGAGTTCTTCCAAGTCGTTACCCAATTGAGTTGCCATCATGCGCATGATGGTGTCTTCAACTGCTTCACCTTCAAGGTTTTCAGTCACGAATTCATCAGACAGTTCCCAAGGAACCATGATTTCTTCGGGCTGCAAGGTGATCTTGCTAGTTTGGATTTTGCGACGAACACCTGGATCAACAGCTTCGCGCTTAGGTACGGAAACCCGTGAACCTACGCCAATCTTGTCGATATCCATTTTGTCGTTACGGAAACGAACAACACGTACCTTGCCGCTAAGGCCAGTTACGTCAATAACGAAATCGATAAATCGATCCGCTTGTGCATCGTTCAACCGACCAGCTGCTGCGATTTCAGCAGTGGTTATTGCTGCTTTTTCTAAAAGCTGTTCGTTCGAAAGCTTCTGTGCTGCGTTACTCATGGTTTTTAACACTCCCTTGTTTTTTCTTATGCAAGTCTAACGATGTTATACAAAAAAACCTGCAAGCATTACTTCCCGTTCTTGTCACCTTTCAGATACGCTTCACGTTTTTGAACACGTGTTTTGATATCTGAAATTGGAATCAATCCGCTAAAAACGGACTTGCTGGTTCCACTGGTAGAAGAATCTTCTTGTTCAGAATCATCCTCATCAGCAATTGCATCGGAAGCACCCGCCGTGTTTTCCATTTCCTCTAAACGCTTTGCAACGCCTTCAAGTTTTCCTTCGATGTTTTTTTCAAGCTGTTGGCAGCTTGCGGTCAAGTCTTCAAACCGTTTAGAGACATCGCTGTTCAATGTTGCTAACGTTGCTTGAAGGGCTTTCGCGACTTCGATGGATTTCTTTTGCTTGACGCCTTTTTCTGCAGCTGTGGTATCCACGGATGCAATAAGTGCGACAAGTTTATCCGCGATTTCTTTTAACGCAGTCATGCGTGTACGAGAAATCTTGGCACCGGCTTTACTAACTTCAGAACTCACAGCCTTGACACTATCTCGAATTTCTTGAACCAACCCTTTTGCCTGGTCACCTTCACCCTCACCTGCCATCATATCTTCATCGTCCTGCATCAATACCATTACGGCATCAAGTGCAGAAAGATTGAGATTCACGATTTCACCAAGTGCCATTGCGGCTGCTTCATGCAACGCAAGGCTATCGGTTAACATCTTCTCGACTGCCTTCATTGAAGCTTCTGCTTTAACGACTCGACCTTCGATTGATTTAACGGAATCAACTACAGCTTGTAGTTGTTCTGGGGTAACGACTGTGGCAGCTTCGCCTTCCGTTGCCGGTGCAGTAGTTTCTTCTGCTGCAGGTGTAGCTTCGGCTGGCTCAACAGCGGTCTGAGTTTCAGTACCGTCTGTCACTAAAGACGTAGTGTCTTCTGATTTCGTTTTAGTCTTCACAGTATCGTCCCCTTTCCCCTCAACTGATTTAGTCACATAAAATGTTTCACCGATTGCGGGTTTGTCTACCAATGAAAATTCATCGACTTCCAGACCAATCAACCGTTTCTTTCCAGATTTCTTTGTCATGTCTTTATCCTTCCGCTGGAACAGAACGTGATCTTCCGCCGATGCTGAATCCAGTGATCCGGCCAGCTTTAACCAAGTTCCAAACTTCATCATCAAAAACTTTGACCACGCCTACCCAAGTTCCTTGTTTAATCATGCGGCCATTCATTTCGAAATCAATCGGTGCTATGTATGATTCCACAACAGCAATCTTGCGGTTGAATTCGGTATGCATGAATCCACGTTCTGACTTGCTAGTTAAACCAAGCTTAGTCAAGAACTCTGGATCTTCGCGGAATGACAACTTGACCATATAGTTATGGGCAGCGGATTCAATTTCATCGGCACTAATAATATCATCTTGAAGGTCAAAATTTTCCGGGATCAAAACTGGACCGAATATCAATCGGCGTTCTTCATCACGTTTGAAAATTTCGAACGTTCTTTTCGTTTGAGTATCAACTTGCGACTGCTTCATGGCTTCTTTGTAGCGAACCACGCCTGGATCTTCAGGATGGAGTTCAGCGTACTTTTCAAAATCAAAGGTGCCATCACAACAAGCATCAAAAACGCCTTGATCAAACCGATCAAGTGCACAAACGAGACAAGTGCTGAAACGGATACCAGCGCCTATGAATTCGGCTTCTTTCTCATGAGTGATACCGCAGAACTTGCATAATGAAGTATCACCAAGGGCAGCGTCACTCTTTTGAATCGCATTCATCCATATTGAACGCTTAACAACTTTTGCATCAGCTTCTGCATCATAGAGTCCCATGACGCTTGCAAATCGAAGTTGTAATTCATTCATATCAGTCGTTCCTTCTTCAGTGGTTTCTTCTGGATCGATCTTGTTTCGATCACTTAATTCAGCAAGATCACCGGAAACGACTTGGCTGTCGTCTTGGTTATGAACCTCTGTTTCCAGTAACAACCCGACAACAGCTTCAACACCATCGGTCAAACGAATCCGTTGTAAAGTTGGTTCATCAAATCTTTCTTTGGCGCGAACGTTAAAGAAGTAACTTTCAGGACGTTCTTCAGCACCATTGATGGCAAGACCGGCTTCAAGAACAAACCGTGTTGCAGCGCCTAAATCAAAAAAGCGTTCCCTGGAAAGAACCAGGCTTTCCACTTGAAGACCATCTTTTAATCGGGAAAAGCTTTTGACTAAGGCTTGAAATACGGACTTCTGAAGGATTTCTTTAAAGTCGGACTTATTTAACCTTTTCACCAGTGGAAAATCCATCTCTAACGGATTATCACCATCTCTTTCCAGCTTGAAATTCTTCAGTGCTGGAACGGATTTCACGTTGTTTTGGATGGCTTGTGTTAGATCACTGGGAAGCATGGAAACATAGGTTTCCGCACCGATTGGCAAAAAATGAATATGCAAACCTGAAAGTGTAGTGACTTCAGATTGCTGTTCATGAGTATGGCCGCTGTTGCCTTCGGTTTTAAAATGAACTGGACCGTTTTCAGTTTGAACACTAACGGTATGATTATGAGTTTCTTCCAGAACTACCTGTTGTGCAGATGGATTCACCATGTGCAGGTGTTCACCGGAAAGGTTAGTCATCAACAATCGATCGCCAACAAAAAACAGATGTTTGTGCAAACCATCTTTTTCTGTTTCTGTTGGTGATGCAAGACGATGTAAGTGAACGCCGCCTTCACCAATCACCTTAATACGTGATTGCACGTTTCCGACCCCTGCTGATTTTGCTTGACTTGAATTAAATATGTTATACCTTGTTATACCTAAAAACAACAACTATTTCAAATACAAACCAGGAAATCAAAACACCCTGACAATGTAATAGTTGCCTATTTCCCAATCCCTCTCTGGACAAGGATTGCAGCGATTTCAGGCCAATTATTTTTAAAGCGAATTGCCCTATCATCAATGTAGATATGGGCAACAAACTTCCCCTGGTCACCCTCATCGATTTCATCAAAAGGGATCGCTGCTTTTATTAAGAAATTCTTCATTTCTTCGTGATAGTTCTTATTGTGATTATTCAGATATGCATTATTTCGGCAACTGGAAATTACAATATGATAGTGCTTTTGCAATTTGGTTAAAGCTTCAATCACACCTGGCTTCAGTTCGCCAATCTCTGGGAATGCATGTTCAACAATCGTCCCATCAAAATCAACAACCAGAATCTTTTTCATACCTACCTACTTAAACAGGATGCACTTCAGTACGACAAAGCCAGTGATAAGGTGGAAGGCTCATTCCTGCTTTAGCTAGCACTTCCTGTGCTGTAGGTGTTTCCTTGTTGCGATCCGCTGAAAGTCCAACTTCGGAAATATCGCGATGCCATGGTGCATAGTTTTTAAGTTCTTCTACACTTTCCATTTTTAGCATTTTATCGCGATGCTCAAGTGCATACCGAAGTTCAAATGTTTGCCCATTAAGTTGCAGGCAAATCACCGTGGTTCGATTATCCACAATTGCAACAATCCGATACTGGGCAATTCCTGCTTCTTCCATTGCAGTGACTTGCCCAAAATTGCGGGCAAAGTTCAAATTAGTGGTCGATAAACCTTTGAAGTAATCGTTAACTTTATCTTCACCAAGTTGCGCAACAGACGGTGGAACGGCTAAATTTGTGGCACCAACAATCCTTGTCAGTTCCTTCTTTAGGTATTCCCCAGCATTCTTTTTATTTAATTTTAATTCAAAGACGCCTTCCATAACAGCTTTCACAACTGCCGGTTTCAAATCTTTAACGAAATGGTCCCCGATAGAAATTGCGGTGATCTTTGTCAGCATGTCCATTGCTTCACGGTCAATCACTGAAAATGATGCTGTCAGATCGATATCGGCCTTTTCGATGGTCACAGATCGCACCGTTCGGCCATCAAACGTGAGTTCCTTTTTGGTCCCATTCGGCTTTAAATCGAAGCGTTGCACGAAATCAGTCTTATTGGCGCGATAGAAAGATTTGAAATCCTTCTCAAGCCTTTTTGTCATGGCCTTTCCAAAGCCCGCAAAGCCATCTTCTAGCGTCTGGATTATCTTTTGGGCATCAGCCTTCGAAACAATGGCTTCCTGGTCACCATCGAGAACTGAAAGGGCTGCGGTAACAGCTTTGTTGGCGGTTTCTTTCCAGCGTTTGGCAAGATAACGAGTCAAGCTTTTTTCAATCCGGAAAACCTTAGCGGTTAAACTACCACCGGCCTTTTCTAGGATAGATGCAACAGAGTCAAACAGGCGCTCCCTAACTTCATACGAAAGTTTGCTTATAGAACTTAGGGATGTACTGTTTTCTGTATTCATTTTTTCGTTTCCAAATTTTTAACCAGAATTTTTATGTCCGACTGACACATATCCAATGCTTTTAACAGTATTGGAATATCGTCTTTCGTGAACTCTGTTTCTCGCAAAAACGATGTGAACTCTTTTATCTTATCTACAATGTGCCATCGCCGTAGTTTCTCTGATTCAGTGATCATGCTGGAAGTAGTCCTTTGCTGGTTTGCCAAATGCGTCAGTGTCCAAACTGTCTTCTAGTATTCCCCTTAGCTGGACAAAGCCTTTGATAAACTGCTTCGGATTCCTTGCAATTTTCTTAGACAGAGTTTCCACAGCCTTGTGCACATCTACGCCGTCATGAATGAATTCCATGATGGCATCTGCAACTTCAGCTTTTTCTTGGTGTTCGGTTTTCATCACCTTTTCAGTATCGTCCGAATTGTTATCTTCGTTTTCTTCATTCTTTGGCCGTCCAGGCTGTCCTGGTGCCTTTGGTGTTTGGCCTTGTGATGCCATCGTACCGTTCTGATTTGCTTCCCCTGCATTGTGCATTAGCTTAGCAAGCGTAAAGCTGAAAGGCAGATCCGGATTAAATTCTGGATCTTCTGCAAATTCAGGCAGCGGACGATTCAAAATATCCTCTAACAACATTCTGGAAACACGTGGTGTCAAACCACCGGTTCTTTCCGCGCCAGTCAAGATTCGAACAATATCTTGATCATCCGTTACGTTTGGCGTGTTGGATTTGAAAATCCAGAAACGGAAGCCCTGATGCACCAAAATCTTATTGATGTTCAGATCCATTTCTTCACGTTCAGGGCTGAAAACATACCGTTCAGCCATACGTTCTGCAGTTTGGGCTGAAGCTTTATCGTAGTTATCAGACTTGCCCACCAATATCGGAGGTAAACGGAAGGACCGCCTTAGCTTGTCGGCGTTATTCTTATCGTAGTCTTGCCACAGTTGATCACTGTGTTGTGCGTTGATTAGAGGCTTAATTTCAATCTTAACGCTACCAGCACCAGACAAGGCATCGTGTGTGGATTCACCTTCCAGCAGTAAGAACTTACTGTAGTTAGAATCCGACTTGATTTGTGTATCGACAAATTCTTGAATCCGCTTGATTGAACCTTCAGTTAATTGACCACCGGAAACGGTGATGGCCATCGAAGGAACATGATTGTTTTGTTGTGTGATGATGTTGGTTTCATCGGCAGAACGTGAACCACGAATTGCAATAATGTTGCCGGTAAACCTTGGCATACCGTATGGGGTTCGCCTGGAAGTGGGAATCTTGAAGTGAAACACTTCGTTTGCCCGATACTTCTGCAGTAAAGCTTCCGTTCTGACTGAACCATCACGTTTATCAATGATTCTTGGATCACCAAATTCTTTAAAGAAGACTTTTCTATTGCCGACAACCTGAACAAAACGGCGGAAACGTTTTAGGAAAGGCTTATTGGCAGTTGTGAAATTGTTATTGATGTATTTGATAGCGAATCGCGTGAACTTCTCATCCGGTTTTGTGATCCGCATGGTGCCCACGTCTAGTTTATTGATCGAAGCGTACCGACCATTTTTAGTTAGTGATGGCAGCAGTTCCCAGTAAGCGTTACCGGTCTTTTCCAGATCACCACGTGTATCTTTTCTCAGCTTAACAAATGAACCTTCTGGATTAGGAAACTGAAGAAAGGTTTCTAGCCAAATCTTTTCTTCCCGGATTTCTGTTTCAAAGGTATGTCCCATTTCTTCAGGCAGCGGTCTAGGAATCAGCCTAGCGCCAAAACCTTCGATGCCCACTTGCATGGCTTCAATGGTTTGACCTAACTCGGATGAAACTTCCTGCAAGATAGCCAGTTCGGTTTGGGACAACGGTGGTTTTACCACTTTTTCGCCTAAACCAAGTTGTTCCAAACGGTCATCAATGATTTCATGGGACATGTCCTTTTTGACGTTACCCATGTCAACCGCAAAAACAGTTGCCTTTAGAATATGCTTATTGCCATTGGTATCTTCAACCGGGATGCTTTTAGAGACAGAACTAGGTGTCGGTTCTGATGCACTTGGTTTTCGCAATTTGACTTTTGCCATCTTCAATCCCTATTGAATTAAACCCGGTTCAGATTCCCGGACTTTTCTTTTACTATTGAATGCCATATCAACCGCGATATCCAAGGCATCAAACAAATCTTTGTACCGACCATCAGGCATCTTCAAAAGAATTTCTTGTAACTCATGCATCCATTCTAACATGTAGACTTGCCCACGTTCGAAGTAAGCAGACAGTTTCCATGCCCGAATCGTTTTATCGGTATCAGTGAAGATGGGCACAGCCCTTATATGGCCAAGCTTTTCGTCCGATCGCATGTCTTGTAACAAGGCACGCTGATAACCGTTGGCTTCGATTGCCACACGAACCGGATCAAACTTATTAAACTTTTCCAGGATGATCTTTTTTTGAAGATTATAGTGTGTAACACGATTGTAATAGTCAAGGATGTAAATATTTA